TTTTTAATTGTTAAAAGGTGTCTCTATTACTTCCGCGCCATAAGCTGTAAAAGTCAAAGTTGGATTCTTAGCTATCACTACAACAGGACTACCGCTTGATTCAACTGGTATGTAAGTTGAAATCTTTGCTGTGGCTGATGCGCTTATACTCACGTTGTGGTAAAGCGCAGCACTTACTGTTGATGAAGCACTATGATAAATCCCATACTCAGTAGCTGCACCTGAGTTACTAACAAAGATATTCTTTACTATCCTAGTTGAGTTAACTTGAGTTGCCACTAAGGTAACAGCAGTTGCTGAACCATCAGGTCTTACATTATTAAATTTTTTCTCTTGAAAGAAACTCATTCAGACCCCAATAATGTGTATCGTTTTGCATCAGTCTCTTCGTTTAGATTATTTATCTCATTAGCCAATTCAACTAACTGTTTTTGTAAATCAAATTCTAAATTTGATTCAGCTAATAAGTTAAAGAATCTTTCTGTGTTAATCATTCTAAGCCACCCGATTGTCCCTCAACATCTATTCCATTTAACTCAATGCTACCAGTATACTCATGTTTGAATGATTGCCACCTAGCTTCATTGACAACATCAAAGCAATTATCAGTTAGGTTAGCAGTTGAGGATAGAGTTACATCGGAATCTCCTAATGAATCTCTATACATTGTCTTTTGAGTACCCGTAGTTGGGTTAGTGGTAAATCTTGGTCGCATCCTATTAATGACAGTCATCTTATTATCTTCACCAAAGTTATTAGTGACATAAGAGTTTGTAGCTGGTGTGCCAGTCAACTGATAGAATGTTTTATTAGGTTTAAAGAAAGCAGATACGGGAGTTGTTGTTCCTAGAAAAGCTGTGCTATAAGGTAAATCAGGTAAATCATGGTAAGTAGAAAATAATGAACCTAAATCATCATAAGTTGTACCAGAACCAAAGTAAGTAGTTGCAGCAGTTACATCTAAAGAACCTTTCCCCCATTGCTTAGACCTGTAGTTATAACAAATAAACTTATTAGGTGTGCCACTAGAAGTAGTATCTGGGTAGAACCAAAATACTCTTGAGTTTTTACTATCGTGTGTTCCTATTATCTTATTTCTATGTGTGTTGTTTAAATCATTAAAGAAATGATCGGATATAATTGAACCTTGTTCGGTATGTCCTATTACTCTTGGTCGAGAACCATCATAAATATAGAAATCATCATAACCAACAAAGAATTGTAATGGTACGGGGTCACCTATAGTAACAACGGAGTTAACTCCAATAGCCCCTACTTCATCTGATATAACTCTGAAGTCCCAAATAAAAGGTGCGCCAATATATCTTCCGATATACATTGAATGGGGTTTATAAACAATTACATCATCACCAAAACGTGCTGCTGCTTCTATCCCACCAGAGGTATCGGTTAATCTATTGGTAGCACATTGTACTTGGATAGATGGAGTAAAATTAGTATAATCTCCTAAAGCTGAACACCACCATCTGTCTTGGGTTTCCCCATAAGTTGATTCATTTGTATTAAATGCAAATATAAAATCATTAACAACAAGAACAATCTTAGCAACAACAGAAGCAGTTAAGTCAGAAAATACAGTATCGCCAGAAGCCATAACTTGTATTGGGTCTGCCCCATTTGATGCAAGAGTTACATTACCATATTGAGTAAACGTCCAATACTGATTTGATGGGACAGCATACTCGCCACTAGACCTTGTTACTTTATTCCATGAACTCGTACCATAATATAAATCAGTCGTAGTTCCTGCGAATGTTAATCTTGTACCATCTAATTTTCTTACTGTAGCAAGACCAATAGCAGTTGAAGACAAAGTGCCAAGACTTGCATCTTCTCCACTACTTACAGCTTCCATACCTCTTACTGTTGGAATAAAACCATCACAATCTATCATTACCCCTGCTGTTTCAGGTGGTAAGTCTGGTGCAAAACCTAGTGTTTTAACGTACATTTCTTAATATCTTCGATAGGTCAAAAGGAAATTTAGCATTTAACATCCAAGCATCTTCACCATGCAAAATTTCTTCGTTTGTTGCAGGATCAGTAAACCTACCTTTATATGGATAATGAGATATGCCAAATATATTATGGTAGTCTTTCCCATAATCTGATGGTGTCGTGAAATGACCACTATATCTATCTATACTTCCACCTCTATACTTTTCTTCAGATGGTGCGCCATATTGTTGTAGTTCAGTAGGGTAATTAACAGCACCTCTACTAAACCCACCCCCTACTCCACCACCAAATCCATAACCACTTGGTGTCCCAACATTAAAATCAACATTACCACCTACGCCAACACCCTCATCAGTTATTCTTACTGTTTGATCAGGTAATCGAACATCTTGACCTCTGGAATATGTAGCACCAGAAATGTTAGGCTCTAAATTAAACGTCCAATTTTCTTTATTATTAAACCATTCAACATCGCCTAGTGCGCTATTGGTATTATTTTTCTTAGGGTTTAATACAGATTGACCATTGTATTCGTTGTTTTCGTTGTTTTGGTCTGTAGCCCAATCCATTAGAATGTTGTAGCTTTGACATAACCAGATTGTCTGCCATCTGTTTGTCTTTTGAGTTCTTTATATTCTTGTTCAGCAGACTGATACATCATTTGTGCTTCTTGTACATTTCTTAATTCGTTTTCAAATAATTCGCCTTTTGCTCTTTTTCTAATCATTAACTCACAATCATCTACCCACTCATTGGTTGAAGTAGCAACTGAGGATAAAGTTACGTCAGTAAGTTTCTTTATATATGAAACTTTAACTGTGTAAGTTGCATTAGGGATAGGATAAAGTCNAATGTTATTATTGTAATGGGCATAATACTCTGGGTAACCTGACCATTGACCTGAATCAATCCTTTCCATTTCCCTATAAGTCATAGGACTTAAAGGGTAATCTCTGTTACCAATAGCAGCTTTAACTGAGTCTATTTTTATAATGCCAGTTACGGCTGAACCTATGGTCGCAGTATCTGGTGTTGTTACTACTTCTTCAAATCCTGTATTAAACCAAAATCTTCTTTTTGCAAAGTGATTAATAGAATCAATAACAGATTGAGCAACTGCGGTGGAACTTACGGAAAGTTCACCGCGTTTCATTTCTCTTGATATGCGTGATTTTATTTTTCCATAGTCGCTCATAATTATGCGCTCGCTATAAATACTTCAACTTGTACGTTTTCACTTAATGGGTCAACTAATAAACTTTCTAAATTGTGTAGAGTTGTTTCTATATTTGCGTTAGTGTCTTGAACTGCTATTCCATCACTAGGTGTTCCCATTACAAAACTTTTACCAGCTTCAATTAAAAATGTTGTTGATTCATCAGCAGCAGAATTATCTTCTCCTGCATCTATTTGCAAGGATAAATTTATTGGGTTTGTAGAATCTAAATTTGTTACACGAATATATTTTACATCTTCAACATCTAGTGCATTATCATCTGTATGTGCGTGTTCCTTAAATGTTGCAATAGTAGTATCTGAATCTTCTTGACAAGTTACAATTCTTTTATATGTTTCATCTACATTAGCCACAGTAAATGAATTAGTTGCNCCTTGTTCTCTATCATTTAATGATATAGATTCGGTTAATGTTACTGTTAATGTTGCCATCTTACCCTCGTTAAATATTATTTATTTCATCACAATATTTCATGTGAATATGTAATCCTCTTTTTACTCTAAGACCACAGGCTGGACATTCTTTCATTCCTTTTTTAAAAGAATAATCTTTTTTCTTTTGTAACTCTTCCTGATTCTCTCTTAGAGTTTGTCTTCTTCTGCTCATTTGCTAGAAGCCCTTATTTGTGGCATAAATATTTGGTCACAATGGTTCATATCACGATATTGTTCTTTCCATTCTTCCGAATAGTCACAATCTTCATATTCATAGAAACATGGTGTGCCTATAGTATAATGAACTATCTTAGCATCGGAATTAACNCCATATTCCCCGACTAACCAATTCCATTCTTTTGGAATCTCTCCAATCCTTTCTTCTTCAGTCCATTTAAACTGATGAAGTTCAAGACCAGAAGCTGTATTAACGTATTCGGGAGTTAATTTTCTTGTATGATGGTGGCTACAGTTAAACAACATAACTGATGACCAATTCTTCTTTTCATAAACGTGCTGTTCATTCCCTAAATACTTCTTATCATCTTTTGGGATATAATCATGTTTGACAACTTGAACTGCATAATAAAAATCAAAATGTTCAAATAATTCAGCTATGTCAGTTCTTAATAACATATCACAATCCATAAAGATTGCTTGACCTTTATAACCACAAAGATAAGGCACTAGAAACCTTGAAAAAGAAAACTCATTAGATTGTTTTTCATCTCTTTTTCTTGTAAATATATCTTTTAAATTATCTAAACATACAGGAGTGATAGAAACTGGTACTGATGATTTAGTCATTATTGAATGACATAAAGTGTGATAAGCAACAGCTTCTGCGTGGTCATAACCAATGAATACTTTTATAGGTTCTTTCACTTTGGTTCTCCTAT